GTGTGGGCGGCGGCATCACAGGTATGGGCGCCGATATCCTGATTATCGACGACCCACACAAAGACAAAGCGGAGGCCTACAGCGCTACTATGCGCAGCCGCGTGCATGACTGGTACGCCTCCACCGCTTACACGCGACTGGCACCGGGCGGCGGCGTAATTGTTATGTGCACACGTTGGCACCCGATCAAGGATGATACTCCGGTTTTAACCGTTGACGGTTGGAAAACTCACGGCGAACTTAAGCCGGGTGATCAGGTTTACGGGATTGACGGTCACCCGGTAACCGTGAAGGCGGTAACCCCTCCGGTATGGTGTGATGTGGCCGTTGACACGGGGCGGGAAAAAATCATATGCTCAAAAACGCATTTATGGGCCGTTAAGGCGTGGACCGGAGAGCCGCAGGAAATAAGAGAGGCGGGAGATCTTATAGGTTTTAAGTGGGTATTGCCGTCGGTTATGAGCCCCGTAACTGGAGCGATTGATGAGAGGTTAGTCGCCTTCACCCTGGCGGGCCCTGAGGATCAAGGCTGGGGGCGCTGCATAAGCACGACGGCACCGGACGGCCTTTATCTTGTAGGCCGGACACTGATCCCGACGCATAACACTGACGATCTAGTGGGCCACCTCCTGGAGAAAGCAGCACACGGCGGCGACCAGTATCACGTTATCAATTATCCTGCCATCGCTGAGCATGATGAGAAGTATCGCAAAGAGGGCGAGGCCCTGCACCCCGAGCGCTATAATCTTTTAGCCCTTACGGCGATTAAAGCACAAATCGGATCTGAATTGTGGGCGGCTATGTATCAGCAGCACCCGGTACCGGAGGGCGGCGGAATCTTCAAAAAGGCATGGATCCAATATTACAAAGAACTGCCGCCGTTTTTTGACAAAAAGGTTTTGTCTTGGGATATGACGTTCAAAGACTCAAAAACGAGCGATTATGTGGTAGGATCTTGCTGGGGACGGTATCAGGGATCGTTTTACCTTATCGACCAGGTTCGCGGCCGTTGGGACTTTGTGGAGACCCTGCAGCGGTTTTGTGACTTCGCTCGCAAACATAATGGCGTAATTAGAAAACTTGTTGAGGAAAAGGCGAACGGCGCGGCGATAATATCTACACTGAAAAAGCAGGTCACCGGACTGATCCCGATTAATCCGACTGGAAGCAAAGAGGCCCGCGCAAGCGCGATCGCAACCTTGTGGGAGGCTCACAATGTTTATATACCATCACCGGAGATCTGCCCGTGGGTGCAGGATTTCACCGCTGAGCTTTTAAGTTTTCCGGCCGGCGTTCACGATGACCAGGTAGACTCAATGACCCAGGCTTTATCCGATTTGCAAACCGGCGGCCGCATATCCGCCGACAATATGGCCGCTTTACGCGTGAGGAGGTAATATGGCTAAAGATAAAAAGATTTTCACTGAGGACCTTGCGGCGGCCCTGCGTACCCCGTTTGAGTCCGGTAATGTAGGACCGATTAAAACACTTGAGGACGTTAAAAAGTTTTTTGCGCTGCCGCGCACTATGGCATATGACAGCAAAGACCCTGCCGAGGCTGAGCGCCTTAATACTGAAAAGCTGGCGCAGGACTCTGCATTTGAGTTTGGTTTTACTCAAATATTTGAAAGCCTTATGCAGCACAGTGCCAATCTGGGGCAATATCCTTCACAGTCTTTTATCGGTTACGGCGCACTGCAGCAGATAGCCCAGAACGGCATGATCCGCACCGCGATCCAAACAGTTGCGGATGATATTACCCGGGAGTGGATAACGATTACCGGCGGCGATGAAACGGACAATGAACTGCTTGATACGCTGGCGGAAAAAATGGACGGACTGAACATCCGGAGGCTCTACAATCGCGCTTATGCCACTCAGGGTTATATGGGCGGCGCCTTTATCTACATTGACACGGGCACGGATGATCCGTCACTGCCGCTGCAGATTAGTGATAAAAGCGATGAGATCAAACAGGGTACAAAGGTTAAATTTGTGTTGATTGATCCGGTTGTCGCCGCTCCCGGCATTTACAACGCATCCGACCCGCTCAAAGAAAACTATATGAGCGATCCGGACTACTGGCTTATTCTGGGCCGCCGTGTACATCATAGCCGCCTTATTATTCTGCGTGACAACCTGCCGCCTACCCTTTTAAGACCGGCGTACAATTTCCTGGGTATTCCGCAGGCGCAAATCCTATGGGATTATGTGCTGCACTGGAACCGCGCCCGCGTATCTGTAGCTGGTATTCTCGAAAAACTTAATCTGCTTGTTTATCAGACCAATACCGAGGACCTTTTAACCAGTTCCGACGGCGTTCAGCAAATGGACGCAAAGATGCTGGCACTGAGCAGATACCGCAATAATGACAGTGTAGTGGTATGCGACCGCAACGCGGAGGACATCAAAAACATCACATTGACGATCTCCGGCGTGACTGACATCGTACGCCAGCAGCTTGAATTTATCGCGGCGATTAACCGCACCCCTGCCGTTAAGCTGCTAGGCATAAGCCCGTCGGGCTTTAACGCCACCGGTGAGAGCGATATCCGGAACTACTACGATCACGTTATGAGCAAGCAGGAACTCTTAAGGGACGGCATACAAAAGATTTTAGACATTATTCAGTTAACCACTACAGGCACGATCGATCAGTCAATATCATTTGAGTTTAACGCCCTGGGCGCCGATGATGATCAGGCGGACGTACAAACCGCCGCCGCCCGTGTTAACATGCTAAACAGCTTACTGCAGACTAACGTTTTGAGCGCGGAGGAAGTCCGCAAAGCCGTTAAGGAAGATAAAAAGACAAAACTCGGTTTTATTCCTGACGATTTACCACAGCCGAACGCCGGTGCAGAGGTGGGAACCGCTGAGGACCTTGCGGAGGATCCGGCGATTAAGTCTTTATGGATGCTCGGTGAACCGGCACCGAAAACCGCCGCAGAGCCGGATATCGATCAAAACGTGATAGCAAACTGGATGGTTGAGCATGAGTCAGACGCGCCGCAGGCCTAGCATTTTTTCAAAATCCCGCCGCCGTTACCGCAGAGCAGTGGAGCCGAATCAAGGAAATTCACGCAAATATGCGAACTTGATCACGCAATCAATAAATCGCGTGAACCAAGCCTTGATTTTAGTTATATTATATAACTTGAGATCTAGTAATTACGCCGGCCGTGTAGAGCTTGCACAGGACGCCGGGATCGGAGACTGGATCAAAGGTTTTACCAAAAAGGCCGCAGATACCGCCGCGGCGCTTATGGTTAAGGCGCAAAGCAGCATAAAGGCTGCCGCCGACTGGTTCACCAATGCGACTGTACGCGATACGACCACCGCACAAAAGGACGCCCTGAAAACGGCCGGAATGAGTGAGGCTTTTATAGCGGAACACTGGACCGAGCCCACAGACTGGGGTCAATATGTTGCGCCGGAGGTCCGCGGAATGATCCCCGGATTTATCCGTGACCAGACTGAGCTCATAAGCAAAATAGGCGCGCGCGAGTTGCAGAAGATCCAGGACATCATGGCCGAAAGTCTTAATGCCGGCGTGACCGTCACGGATATTGAAAGACTGCTGCGGAGCGTTGAGGGTTTTGATCCGGCACGGGCTAAGCGTGTAGCCCTTGACCAGTCGATCAAACTCAATCAGGCCATCCAGCGCGGCAACGATTTAGCCCTGGGGATAACCGAGGCTGTTTGGATCCACGTACCGGGGCAATATACGAGCCGCGAGGCCCACATAAAGCTAAACGGCCAGGCTTATGACCTCCGAACCGGAATATACGATCCGGAGGTTGAGAAAAACATCCAATGTGGTGAACTGCCGTTTTGCCGGTGCATTTACCGGGCAAAAATGCCGGAACTGATCGCGAATGTGACATCACCGCCGCTTAAGGCGATGCGGACATACATCACAGAGGCGCCGGAGAAAAAAGGCCAGCTTGAGTTGGAATTTGAAACAAAGCCGAGAAAGCGGACCGTTAAGAAAAAACGCACTTATACAAGGCATAAAAAGGCGACTCCGCACGGCGTACAGATGCAGCTAGATTTTGACATGGCGCAGATTGAAAAGGAATTTACGCCACAAACAATTAAACCGAAGAAAACCGGGAGAAAAAAGAAAAAATGATCGTTGATACAATGGCATTTGACGCTAAAAGTGTTAGATCTATCGA